TCATGTCTTTATATCTTTCTGCCTCTCTTTTTAATATTTTTTCAGGGTATACCCTACCATTTCTATTTGGTACTCCATATTTTTGTAAGGTTGCGTAAAATACAAAAGGTTTTGAATGGTCTAATTGACCATAAGACTCTTTAATTACTTGGCTATTTCTATATTCGTTTGGGTTTATAATTCCTGCATCATACTCCAAAAGAATTCCTTTACCCGTGTCGCTTGGTCCTAATATTTTCATAATGTTTTTATGATAAATATTATATTAATTCGGTTTCTTTAGTTTTTGTTTTACTTAATGTAAAATACTTAGAATTTTTTAAGTCATCAAAATAAATTGAATTTATGATTTTTTTTATTTTAGACCTCAACATAATTGATTTAAAATCTGTAGTTTTGTCGTGAACAAAAAGGGTTATTTCTAAATTTAAAAAACTTTTTTTATTTTTTTGTATACCACTTGTCCTTAAATCTAAATCCACAATTTGTTTCCTTTCAAAGGTGGAAGAATCAACAACTTCTAATAGAGTGTGTAGTATTTGACGTTTTATGAGACCTGTAATTTTAGTCCAATTATCTTCCTCAGATTTGGGTTCTACCCATGTTTGTAATACAATGTAAATTGATTTTAATTCTTTTGAGTCTACTGTACCATAGTGACATTTTGCATCATCAAAAACATTTAATTTTGACGTTTTTCCTTTTTTCATTTATCATGACTTTCAAGTTTATTTTTTATAAAATATAATCAAAAAATAATTCTTGTCAAAAATTAAAAAAATTGTTAGTATTTATATATTAAAACCAAAAAAATTTATGATCATAGTACACGTAAAAAATGAAAAATCTTTAGAGCAAGCATTAAAAACTTATAAGTTTAAAATTTATAAGACAAAACAAATACAAAAATTACAAGAAAGACAGGAATTTAAAAAACCCTCCGTAAAACGAAGGGCTCAAATTAAAAAGGCTCAATACAAACAAAAGAATCAAATCTCTTCTTGAGTTTCCTCTTCTTTTTTTACTTCTGATTTTTTTCCAAAAATCTTTTCGGTAGATGTAAGACCTAAACAACCAAACGCTAACATAGCAACGGCATTTACTAACGTGTCAGATGGTCTAATATCTCCATGAGAATAACTATTCACGTATAACGTAATACAAAGAGATACACCACATAAGATTCCTACAAATCTTTTTGAAGATGCATTGCCTTGGCTATCCATAAATAATCTTCCGATACTTTTAAAAAAATTTTTCATAGTCCCAAACTTAATTTTTTTAGTTTATAATAATCATAATGGTTACATTTTGACTCCATTACTTTATTGATTGTTTTGTTAATTGTACCCTCAAGTTCTTTATCTGATGACTCATTAATTGAAACTTTTAAGTTATCCAAAACAAGTTTTTTAAGATTATCAAAATTTTCTTTTAACTCTTCTCCGTTAAGTGATAAAATTTCATCTAATTCTTTTTTATCATTTTCGTTTAAATGACCTAACTCTTTTTTTAAATTTTCATTTGCTATTTTAACCATAGAAGAAATTGGTATGTTAATACTTTCAGTGATATCTTTTCTACTTTCTTCTTTTGTAATTATATTTTTAATATTTTTTTTAGATTCTAAAATATTTTCTAAATTTTTTATACCGGTTTTGTATATTGCGGTATCTATATCAGAATAATTATTAGAGGTATTTTTATTCCAAGAATTTATCCAAACATTAATATCTTTTAATCTGTTACCTTGACTCTCCAAAAGTATTTGAGAATATTCAATTGATTCGTTAATGTAATCATTTGCTATGTCGTTAGGAAGACCTTTATTTGATGATAGATCGTCATAAATGTAATACAACTCAGATAGATCCTTATTTTCTAAAACCAAATGTTTAAATTCAAAAATAAACCTTTTAAACTCAGGTTTTTTTGCTAATTCAATTGCTGTGTTTTCTATTTTTGTTTTGATTGTGCCAAAAGTGTTCATATATTTTTTTATTTATAAATATCACTTATCAATTAAATCTCTCAGTTTGTTATTAATTTCCACTAATGAATTTCTACCTTTTGATAATTCTAATACCTCATCATCATTAAAAAGGTTTCTTTCAAGTATCAAATCTAAGTCGTTTCTAACTAACCTTTCTGTTGTTGGTGGTGTTTCCGCTCCACCTGCCGATGGTGGTTCTGCAGGTGCAGTTTCACCTCCCATATCAGGAGGTGCTCCACCAGCGTCTCCACCAGCTTCTCCACCCGCAGCGGCGCCAGCACCACCCGCAGCACCATCTTTTTTACCATAAAGAGCATCAATATTGTCGAATATTCCTGTATTACTAATTACTTCGGCAGTTTTTGCCAATTCACCCGCAACCGCACGTTCTATTCTTTGTTGTTGTAAATCTAATCTTATTTCTTCGTCTGAAAACCCTAAAATATGTTTTTTAGCCCATGATGCAGAAACAGGTGCAACCGAATTTTGTATTTCAGCGACGGCATCTTTATACAATAGTATTTTTTCTTTCCAAACTTCAACACCAAGTAAATCAGCCTGTTTAGATGGGTTGTGTAATGAAAGAGTAAAGTTTGTTAATTCATCTTCAAACCCTAATAAAAATAAATGAATAATTGCAATTTTATTTAATTCAGCAATCATAGATTTTTGTATTCTATTTATTGTTCTTGCAAATCTAATATCAAGTAATGATAAGTTTTTACCATCACCAACCGCCTCTTCAAATCCTAAATACGCCTTTGGTATTCTTAATGCTGTGACTAATTTCTTTTGAATATATTCAATATCTGCAATTTCAGCTAGGTTTGTTCCACCTGGTAATGTTTCTATTGGGTTTGTTGCACCCGGATCTCTAACAGGAATAAAATAATCTTGATCTACTGCTAATTGGTTATATCTCATATCAACATTACCTGTTTGGGGATCCGCAATTTGGTCTCTTTTAAATTTACTAGCAACTTTTTGTACGTATGCATCCACATCCTTATCATCCATGTTACCAACAAACACTTTAAAAACTCTTCTTTCAGGTGCTCTTGAAACACGATAAACCATCATAGCATCTTCAGATAATAAAAGTTGTTTCCAAATACGTCTAGCCTTTTCTAACATAGATGTACCATAAGGAAGTTTTCTATCATCACCCAATATTCTAAAATGACCAACTTCCCAAGTATTAAACTCCATGTTTTTTTCTTTCCAAACAAACTTCAAAGAATCATTTTCCATTTCTTGTGAATATTTGTCAGGTTGGAATCTCATACCTTTTTCTAACCTTTCTATTTGGATATTTGGTAATTGTTGACAACCAACAATACCTTTTTCGGGATCTAATTTTAAATAAACAAAATTATCCCCAAACTTACATGTGTTTCTTGTCCACATCGCAAGATTGGTATTAATGTCTAACCTATTATTAAACAAATCAACCAATACAGATTTTATTCTTTTAGACTCAGAATATATTTTTAAAATATGACCATCTTTATCTGGTGTTGTTGATTCTTCAGAATAAACATCTAATGCTGCCGAAATTTCAGGGGTGTATTCCATTGATTCATAATCATAATAAGATGCCATCCTTGTTGGTTCGTAATAAACCGCCTGTTGATATAAATTACCTTCAACTTTTTGCCATTGTTTTCCAATGTACATTGTTTGTTGCGCCTGTAACTTTTCGTTTTCGTATTCTTTTTTGTCTGTTGTTTTTAATAATTCCTTCTTATCAAATTTAAAAACGGGAGATTCTTGATCCATAGTAGAGTTAGGACCGAAAACCTTTCCTAACCTTTGCCAAACCGTTAAATTATTTTTTGCCATATTTTTTTATTTTAAAAGTAATTCCACAATAAAAAAATTAAACTCTTCTACCGCCGAATAACCATAAATACTTTTCATAATCACTTTGTGTTAATGAATTTCTATTGTATCCGTTATTGTTGTAAGTAGATACTGGTACCCCTGGATTAAAATTCATTGAGGAATCTGCAAACGCCTTTTTATCCGTAGACCACGATTCTAACATAGCCTTTGCTTGTTCAGTTGCCTTTTCTAATTGTGCAAACGATGTTTCCCCGACATAAACCGCCATAGCAAATGCCATTATTAAATCGTCATGTTGACCTTTTTGGTGGTCAGGTCTACCGTTTACATAAACAAAGGTATTTAATTCGTTAAACAACCTTTGTGACCTCATAGAGAAATCAAATCTTAACGCTTCCTCAAATGCCTGTATGATTAATACTCTTTTTGAATTAAAGTTAATACCTGGAACCTTATCTTGAGTTTTAGGATCCCATTTCCATTTATCTGCAGGATTTACTCCATCAACATATAAACTTTTATAACCAAGTTCTTGTAGTTTTCTTGATGTTGAGACCCCCATTCCACCAGTAATATCCGTTACAATAAATGCGTTATACATGGTACCCCATTTATAGGCAATTTCTGCTAAAATATCAGGAGGAACTTTACCAATATATTCTAATACCTGTTCTCTTTCATCAAAATCAATTATAGATAAAGTACTAAAATCTTCACTATCTCCTCTTGAAACGTCAACCCCCATAATATATCTGTGGCCGACAATAGGTTCTTTCCATTGCCAAAGAGCACCACCCATAAATTTATTTTCGGGTTCTTTAATATGTTTTTCTTTAATTTTTTTCATAGTTTCAGCAGGTATAACATTATCCCCCGAACCTAAAAAATTACATTCTAACTCTTGTGAAATCTTTCTCTTATCAAACTTTAATTTTTTGGCCATAGCCTCAAACCAAGAACTATAAGGTTTATACCCTTCGTTTTCTATTTTTTGTTTTATTTCTTCAAAGTTTCTTTCACTAACTTTTATATCACCATAATCAATTGTAATATCTGCATCTATGTAATCACCTCTATTTAACATGTAATGAACAATATCATCACATTTAATTAGTCGTAAATCTTTAGAGTATCTTGGATCTCTAAACCAATACATTTCAGTTATTCTAAAGTCATTCATTCCTTTAACTGCCTGACTGTAAATAGAATAATAAATTGGGTCAAATCCGTTTGGTGTTGATATTACAATAACTTTACCTCCTGTTGAAAGGGATGCCATACATGCAGACCAAAAGTCTTCATCTGCATTTATATATGCCGCCTCATCAAAAATAAGTATTGTTGGTGTATAACCACGTAAGGCATCTTTTGATGTTGCAACCGCCTTAACCTCACAACCATTAGTTAATTTAAAGTGTCTCTGTGAGTTTTTTTCAGAAGAAAACCCAACACCCATCCATTTTGGCCATTGGTCAACAAATGCACGGACTTTATTTGCCATCTCAACGGCAGTATCCATTTTGTTTGCAATGATTAGGATTTTTTCGGGTTTTTTTTTGTTTGCGAATACCAACCTTTTAGATGCCCATGCAGATGTTACTGTAGATACTCCGGCTTGTCGGTATTTTAGTGCTATATTTTCCTCACAAGTGTCATAATCTTTTACAAGAGTTACTTGATCATTAAATAACTCTAAAGGTACGTACTGTGATTGTGTGTTGTCGTAAGTTTGTAAATAGGTTTTTAATGCGTAAGGAGTATCATTTACACATTTGGCATATTCTAATAAGGCTTGTTCCTTTGATAACGACATTCATTAGGTTTATCTTTTATTTAAATTTTTTAATAAATCTCTTTTACTAAATTCAGGATAAAGATGTTTTTCAACTAAACTCATAATATTCTCTTCAAGTTTTTTTACTTGATCTTCTTGTTCTTTTGTTTCTGTTTTCTTTGTTTTTCTTGTTGGTAATCCTTTGTGTTTTGTTTTTGCAAAATCTTTAACATCTTTTTGTTTCATCTCTTTTGCTGCTTCACCTGCCTTACCTTTTTTAGGGGTATCTCCTTTTTGCATTCCTCTTACAATACCAAAAAATTGTTGTTGTTTTTTAGATAATGCCTTTTCATCTAATTCTTTTTCATATGTAACAAACTTTTGTTTTTTGGTTTTTGCATCTTGTATTCCTGTACTATCAGACGACGGTATATTTAAAACTCCCGACGACGAAGATGTTGGCGATGATTGTTCTTTTACAATCTTTTTATAAAGTAAGTTTAATTGTCCATTTGACATATTTTCTAATGTTGACATAGAAATACCTTCGTGTAATAATCTTGCAATTTTAGGGTTAATGTGTTTCATCGCTTACTAAATTTTTCTCCCATTTTAATACGACATCTCTTTCGTATAATTTATTTTCTACAGTTTCAACACTTTCTCCGTATTGAAAAACTAACCTTTTTCTTTTGTGAATTAAAATATCATCACTATCAGATCTTTCCCAAGCTAAAGCAATAACTCCTTCAATGGCGTCATACACACCAAAAAAATCTGAGTTTTGAATTAACGTTAAATTTATTTCTGAATTTTTTAAAACACCTACCTTTCTTATATATTCAACATTAGGTGGTAGTGGTTTACCTGCCGCTGGCTCTGCATCCCAATCTTCACCCCAAACATCATCAATATCAGAAAAGATAAATTCGTAAATATTATCTCCCCTGTAGTTAGGACCCAATTCATTTACATAAACTAAATTCATATAATTCTACCTCTTGGTGTTACTTTAACTTGTCTACCGTTTTTAGTGAATAATAAATTTTCTTGACTTGTTTTACCAACAAATTTATAGTTTTCGTTTAATAATGATACCCCTAAATCCATTTGTTTTTTTGATTCACTCATATTAATAACTTCATTTTTAATTTTTAAAGTTTTAATTTTTTGGTTCAAGTATTCTTTTTTAATTTTTTCTTCTAAAACGGGTTTTTCAGATTTTTTAACATCAAAATAACTCATAAGTAATCTCTCAACCTTAGACTCGGCAACTGGAGGTTGTGCAGGGACTTCACCCATTGCAGGTTCTTCCATTCCTGGTTCCATACCTGGCTCAGCACCCATTTCAGGTTCTTCCATATCCATACCTTCCATATCTAAATCACCTTCCCCTTCTTCACCATAAGATTCATATTGTTCTAATTTGTCCAAAATATCATCTCTGTCTTCATCGTCAAGTTTAGTTAAATCAATTGCCGATAATATTGAATTTACAACATATTTAATGTCTTGAGAATCTAAACCTTTTTCTTTATCAAACATTCTAATTTTTTGACTCAATCTTCCCGTTAATTTTTGTATAGTTTTAAGACCAACAGGACCCATTTCTTCTTCATCTTCTCCCATGTCAGGTTCTTCCATACCTGGTTCAGCGCCTGCCATTGGTTCCATACCTGGCTCAGCACCTGCCATTGGTTCCATACCTGGCTCAGCACCCATACCCGGTTCCATACCTGGCTCAGCACCCATACCCGGTTCCATACCTGGCTCAGCACCCATACCTGCTGGTGGTTCAGCACCTGCCGGTGGTACATCCATACCTGCTGGCGGTTCAGCACCTGCTGGTGGCATATCCATACCTGCTGGTGGTTCAGCACCTGCCGGTGGTACATCCATACCTGCTGGTGGAGTCATACCCGCCGGTTCAGTTCCTCCTGCCGGTTCAGCTGGCGGGGCATCTGCAGTCTTTTTAGTCTTTAATACGAACTTTTGTTCACCAATTAAAGGTATATCTTCTTGATATCCGGTAAGTCTATTTGATTCTTTTATGATTAAATTTAATCTTTTTAACGCCTCTGAATATGATCTGTAATATTTTCTACTTTTCATATTATCCAAATATTCCATTGGTGCTTCATTTAACGATTTTTTAATAATATAACCGTTTTTTTCTTTTACTATTCCGTAAGTGTATCCGTCAGATATTGTTTTATGATATTGTAATGAATTAGTCTCCTCTTCTTTAATTGGATTTAAAGTTTCGTTATATCTAGCAATCTCCATGATGCGTTTGATTTTATCAATTCCTCCTAATTTTTCACTCCCTAAAGGTCTTAAATCTCCCATGTTTTGTTTTTTACTTTTTTTATTAATATAAAAATTAAGGCAAAAGCCTACATATAAATATATCGTTATATAAGAATTTATTGTTTATTCAATATTTTCTTGTTCTAACGATAATTTTTTATCTACAAACTCGTTTTTAAAGTTTTCAAGTTTTGCAATATATCCGTTTCTTCTTAAAAATTTGAATACTAAATTTTCATAAGAATATTCTCCTTCTTTTTGTAACCCACAAGTTCTATACTTCCTTAATTTTTCTCTGTATTTTTTTACAAGTTTGACCGCATCTTCAATGTCCTCGTCTTCAGCATTTTCTAAAACGCCATCAATAATGTCCATCCACTGATTTACTTTGGTCATAAGTTTTTTCTTATCTACTTTGAAATTTTCTCTTTCTGGTGTTTTTAACCATTCATTATTCATTAAAGAATAAACTCCTTGACTTTCGTTTCTTTCATTAGAATCTTGTACGTACAATTCTGTCTCATAACCTTTTATTCTAATATCGTGAGCGGCATTAAAAACTGTTTTTTTTAATTTGAATAATTCTTCTGTCAGTGTTTTATTTTCGGACTCATTTAAATCAATTAGAATATGTATGTCAAAATCGGAAAATTCACTCCAATTATAACCCACTAATGATCCCACTAAAATAATGTCTTGAATAAAAAGGTCGGTATCTAAATATTCTATGAATAGATTAGCAACTTTTAATAACCTGTCTTTGATTTCAGGTTTTAATTTTACTTTTTTTGGACTTTCAGGGTTATCCCACAAATCTGGGTTAAAAGTTTCTTGTAAATAAAAACTATTGATAATTTTTTCGGTACTCGCCATGTATATAAATATGGCGTGAAAATTATTTATCTAATTTTTTATATTTGTAAGTTTTTGCAATTGATGTGTTAAAAAACTTACCTTGCGAATCGGATAATCTTAATTGAGCAAAAATATTATGAGGAACATCATCATATTCGTATTTTATACCATTTTTAAATTCAACAACCAATTTTTTAGACTCTGTGTCATATTCAGTTGTTTTTAAATTACTTGAATAAATTTCACAAATAATTTTGGTCCCTAATATTTCAGTTTTTTTAATAGCCATAATCGTTTTTTTTACATTATATTATATAAAAATAAAAAATCCACCATTTGGTGGATTAAAAACTAAAATAAGAACAGTTTATTTTAAACCTTTAATTTTATCTCTCAATTTGATTGCATTCTCAAAATCCTGTTTTTTTACACATTCATCTAGTTCTTTATTAAGTTTTATAAGTTCTTCTCTATTTTTTTCTAAATTTTTAATTTTGTCCCTTAACTCTACTGCCTCCTCAAAATTTTGCTCATCAACAGCAATGTTTAATTTTTGTTTCAATAAAGACACTTCGTCTTGTTTATTAAGGTCCCCACGTTTATTTGTAATGTAGGTAAATGTGATACTTCCATCTTCAGACTTATAGTTTTTTCTTTCCCATTTATCACCATTTAAAAATGGATCTGACGACCATAGTTCGTTAAATAATTTTTCAAAATTTCTACTAAACATAATTTTATTTTTTTTATAAGTTTATTTTGGTATGATTTTACACCAATTAAATGCCAAACAAATAAAGTATGACAAAATGTCAGTATATATGACAAAATTACAAAAACATAAAAAACATTGATTATTATATGTTATTATATTAAACTTTAACTAAATAAAAAATTAAAATTTTAAACAATGATTGAATCTTACGACGACATGGATAAATCAAAAAATAAACAACCTGAAACAAAATCAAAAACACCCGTTTTAGATAATTTCTCAAGAGACTTAATTAAATTGGCAGAAGAGGGTAAGTTGGACCCTGTTGTTGGTAGAGAAAATGAAATTAATAGAATTGCTCAAATTCTTTCAAGAAGAAAAAAAAATAACCCCATAATACTTGGAGAACCCGGTTGTGGTAAAACGGCAATTGTTGAAGGTTTAGCCAAAAAAATATTTGAGGGAGATTGTCCGCAAAACTTATCGGGTAAAAGAATTGTTTCGTTAGATATGACATCAATTGTTGCGGGAACAAAATATAGAGGTCAGTTTGAAGAAAGGATGAAAGTTATCATGGAAGAGTTGTATAATAATCCTGACATTATAATTTTTATTGATGAAATACATACTATGATTGGTGCTGGTAATTCTTCAGGATCAATGGATGCGTCTAACATCTTTAAACCCGCATTATCAAGAGGAGAACTTCAATGTATTGGAGCAACAACATTAGAAGAATATAGAAAAAATATTGAAAAGGACGGAGCACTTGAAAGAAGATTTCAAAAAGTTATGGTTGAC